TGCTGGGTCGATGCAGTCCATGTTGATGTTCGCGCCGGTGAAGCCCGGCAGGCCGTCCAGCTCGTATTCCTGCCAGGTCTCCGGCGGGTCGCTCGCATGGTTTCGGCCAAGCTGGAATTCGGAAAAGAAGGTGAACTGGTAAACGACGCGGGCCCGACTGATATGCAGTAGCGCGCCCTTTCCGTATTCGATGCGGTTGTATTCCGGACCAGGCTCCCAGCCAACCAGTGAGCGCCACAGCTCGGCACGGATGTCGTGCAGCAGGTCGTTATCGTCTTGCCCGCGCTCGTCGGAGGTTGCCAGGACGATCACCACGTTGAACTGATCAGTGATGGCCTGAAGCACCATGTTCTGCGCTTTGCTCGGCTCTGCCGCATCCGCCGTGGCGATGACGTAAGCAGCCGGTAGCGCGAGCTGGGCACTGTCAACGACAGCATCCCAGTCGATACCGCCGGAAACTCGGCCGGCAAAGGTTGGGCACGTCAGCCGCAGATGGGCAACGATGGGGTTCAGTTTCATGCTTGAGTCCGCTGGGGCAGTGATCAGCCCAGGGCAGCGGCGAATGCTGCCGAGAGAATCGATTGAACTTGCGAGGCCGAGTCCTGCAGGGCGTCGGCCATGTAGTTGTCGCGAGGCTTGATGCGCCACTCCCCAGCAGCGCGCTCAGCCAGGGCAGCAGCTCTAACGCCCTTTGCCCTTCGATTGGAACGGCCTTTACCTTGGCCGGGAGCGAGCTTTCCGAGCTTCCTGCCCTTCTTCACGCCGTAGTGCAGATAGGCCGGATAGAACTCTTCCATGGCCGACGTTTTGGTGGGGGAGATCCGCACCAGGAAGCCGGAGCGGGACACCTTGAAGGAAACCGATTCAACCGTCGCTCCGGTCCGATTGATTGGGTAGCCCTCCTGGCCTTTACCCAGCACCAGGTTCATTTGGGCGCGCTGGGTGATCAGCAGGCCGACCTTACGCATGCCTGCCCGGATCTTTCGCTTGTCGAAGGCATCGCGCTCGAAGTTGTCGAAGCCCTCGACGTGCAGGTAGCCGTCGATCGAGGCGGAGTTAGACATAGATGCCCCCTCCAGGCTTAAGCAGGCCGAGCTCTTCGACTTCAAGCACGACGAATCTGCCTCGCCCGTTCATATCGAAGCCGCGCTTCACTCGGTACAGCGTCCCTTGGTGGACAACCTCATAGGCGGTCGTGATTCCGGTTCGATAGCGCAGAAAAACACGGTGGGTAATCTTGTTGTCGGTTTGCGCGCTGTCGGTGTAGACAGCAGATCCAACCGGTTCAATCTTCGCCCAGCGTGGGTTCAGCTCAGAAAAAAGCGAATCCAGCCCCATGTCAGCCGCTGGAACGTCATCGCGACGGCGAAGCGTTACGTGCTTGTTGAGCTCGCCAGCTCCCGGCTCCCGGTACGCCATTCAAACCCCCAGATCTACCCGGTACGGGAATAGTAGTGAACGGGATCCATGTGGCAGATCGATAACGGATGAGGTGTTGATACCGGTCACGGCATCCTCTCGATTCGCCCACAAATGACCTAGCGTTAAAAGGCAAGCAGCGGTAATAGATTTATTGAGCACAACCCCTCGAGAAATCATTGCCACGTTTCGGAGGGATTCACCATAGCGGCATCTGGCATCGTTTTCGGCCATCAAACGATCGTCATTATTTTCGATCGATGAAGCCGCTCCCAGCGCAGATTCAAGGAGTACTCGGTATTGCGACCTTAGGTCGATGACAGTTGCAAGTGCAGCTGCCAGCGCCGCCTCATCAACATAGAGCTTGCGATTCAGAAACTGCTCGGCCGCATCCTCAGCCGCGTCGAGCTTCGATTGAACATCAATCAAATCCTCAGACTCCGCGCGCAGATGCTTCATCGCTAGCTCGATGGTGATAACGCTCATACTCAGTTAGCCTTTTTCTTTTCGGCGGGCTTCTTCGTGCCGGACTTCGGATTGATTACTACGCTGGATGAGGTCATCGGTTTTGGTTCGATTTCCGAATCGGTCAGATCCACAACCGCCTCGTCTTTGCCTTCGTCCAACTCGGCGTAACCCCGTTCCAGCAGCTGTCTGCCATGTTGCTCATCGGTCAGAAACGATTTGCCTTCAACGATAGTTTTACCGCCGAGATACAGCGGCTTTAGGGTTTTCAGTTTCATTTCGGCCTCCAGAGGGCCGCCGCTCCGGCGGCCCTGCTACATCAAGGGGTTGGAGTGGCGAAGGTGCCGTAGATGAACGATTCCGGACGTTTGACCGCCAGCGCAAGACGCTCTTCGCAACGGATCGAGATCATGTTCTTCTCGAAGTCGTCGGCGTTCTCGGTGGAGATCACTACGTTGGCGTCTTCGCGGTCGAAGATCTGGGCTCCAGTTTGGAACGCACCTGTGAGGAACTTGCCCAGGAACGCGGCAAGCTCGGTAGCAACCACCGGCAGACCCCACAACGTTGGGCCAGCCAGGCTCAGTGGGTTGCCGATGATGTAGCGGCCCAAGGTGTCCTTGGTCAGCTCGATCTTGGCCCAGTCGGTGAAGTGCAGCACGTGGCCGCTGGCCGGGAGGCGCGCGAGCTGCGACTGCAGCATGGCCAGGCGCAGCTGGTCGATAGGGGTCATCGCGTCAGGCTCGAAAGCGGCCGAGTAGGCTTCGGCCTGCGGCACGATGCCGTGGAGATGAACACCGGTGCCATCACCGAACAAAATTTCGGATTCTTCAGCGTATTTCAGGCCGTAACGCATCTCGGCGTCGATGGTCGATTGCAGCTGAGCGAAGTCATCCAGGATCTGCTTCGAGGCCTTGAACATGTGCGCGATGGTGGTCACGGGCGTGATCTTGGTGTTGAACTGGATGTCGCTGTACGGCTTGGTGGTGTTTTCAGCAACTACACGGGCTGCGTTGGTGAAGCCGGTTTGCTGAACCCAGAAGATCGCTGGGGAAGTGGTACGGCCTGGGGCGATCAGATCCCGGATGAACAGGCGTTGCTTAGGCATCACATCGATGCCTGGCAAGCGCTGAGGCTCAACTACGCCTTCGGCGACGCCGGTGCTCAGCAGCGCTGCGTTAACCGGAACGCTAACACGGCGGTTGCCTTGAATGCTCTTTGCAAACTCAGCGAGGGCCTCGCTCTTGATGACGGTACCGCCCAGTGTCTCGCGCTGAGACGTCGAGGCCTGGGTAGGAATTCGGGCGAACTCCTGCTCCAGCTCGCCGAGTTGAGCCTTCAGCTGCTTCTCAGCTTCGGTCAGGGTGTTGAACTTGAGAGCCATCTCGTCGACAGCGGCTTTGGTTTCAGCAGACAAAGTGCCTGCTTTTTTTGCTTCACCGAGCGCGGCTTCGGCTTTCGCGCTGAAATCGCTGGAAGCCTTTTCGAGCTCGGCGCTCATTTTGGCAAGCAACTGGGCTTGGTCGGACATGGTTTCGTTTCCTTAATTGGTAGCGGCTGCCGAGAACCGAGCGAGCGCTCGTTCCAGTTCGGCGATTGGTTCGGCCAGATTGGCCAGGTTGTCGGCAGCGTCTTGCGTACCGTGCTCGGCAGCGCAAGGCGTGCCGGACTTGATTTCTTGAATTAGTGAGCGGCGCTCGCTACGGGGCATACCCTGCTTAGCGAGGATCAGATCGAGCTTTCGTGCCGCGATCAGGCCAGCTTGTGCCTTGGTGCCTTCCTTGATGGAGTCGGACTCGAGAAGGGAATCAGCGAAGCCTTGCTCAACGGCAGCAGAGCCACCGATCCACGTTTCTGCGTCCATCAACTTTTGCATCGACTTCAGATCGCTGCCGGTGCGAGCGGAGTAGATATCGCCCATGGCCGCGTCGAACGGCTCCATCATGTCGGCCACTTCGCGGAACTGGTGGCGGTTGCCTGCGGCGATGGTCCATCCGTTGTGGATCATCAGGAAACCCGAGCGGGCCACCTGCAGGTCATCGGCAGCCATGGCAATGATTGAGGCAGCAGAGGCGGCCAGGCCAAGCACCTTCACGGTCACGTGGCCCTTGTATTCTCGGAGGATGTTGTAGATCGCCAGCCCCTCGAACATGTCCCCGCCCGGGGAGTTCATGTTCACGGTCACGTCCGCCCCGTCCATGCTACGCAGCGCTGCTGAGACCCGCTTGGCGGTAACGCCTTCACCGGACCAGGGATCGAAGCCGATCGCATCGAGCATGGAAATGGTGTTCTTGGCATCCCCATCAGCAGCCTGGATGGTTGAGTTCCAGCGCTCCATTGCCTGAGGCATCAGATCAAAGGAAACACCCGCGCACGGGCGACCCACCGGCGCTGCCGGAAGGCTACGAATTGTCATGGGTCAGTCTCCAGAACTGCCGGGGGATCGGCTTCTATCGTTTTGGGTAAGCCAGTCGGAAAGCGCCGCTCTGACTCGCTCGCCGCTGTCTGCGCCCTGTCCAAGCTGTTCGATGGGCAATAGGTTCGACTGAACGGTATACACATCACCGCCCGGGATTGGCGGAAGGTTTTCCAAGCGCCGCACCTCATTGCGGCTCATCCAGCCGTTCTGTAGGCAGATGTTGTAGTAACTGGCCCGGCCCTGGCTGTCAGCACGTAGCAAGCCTTCGACGGCGAATTCGGCAAAATAGCGATCGTCGCGGTCCAGCAGGCAGCGGCCAATCTCCTGCTCAATGTTTTCTAGCAGCGGCCGAAGGCAGTTGGTCAGGAATTGCAGGTTCTGGCCCTCAACGCTAGATGCCCAGCTGCTCTGCTTGTCCATGTGCCCAACCATGAACGGCGGCACCCGGAACCACCGGCAGACTTCCTCGATACCATAGGCGCGGGACTCAAGCATCTGAGCGGCCTCGGGATTCATGGTGATGCCCTGGTACTTCAGACCCGCCTCGGCCACCATGATCTTGCCGGCGTTCTTGGAACCCATGAATGCCTGCAGGCTGGATCGTAGCTGCTCCCGCTGCTCGGGCTTGAGAGCGGCATCGCTGCTCAATATCCCCGACGCCTGCATGCCCTGGGCAAATACCTTCGCCGCGGCCTCTTCAGCAGAAATAGCGGCGCCCATGATTTCCTTCCCAGTGGAAACCGGGAGCATCCCGCACACCCCGTCCAGCCCGAAGCCGCGGATATGCATCAGGTCAGACTCTGCGATCACCCTGGGCTTTCCGTCGAGCGTGTAGGTGTACTCGAGGCGACCCGTATCCAGGCGCTTCACCGTCATGAGCTGCGGCAGCAGAGGGTTCAGGGCAACGATTCGCGTGCCGATGCGCTTCTTCTCGACAAAGGCGTTGCCGCGCAAACAGATGCTCGCGACTACCATCAGCATGAAGCGGCCTGGCGTCATCTCTGCGTTCGGACGTTTCGTGAGGATGTCGTAGAGCGGGTGGCTCGTGGCGGCGATACGACTGCCATCGACGCCACGCTCATACAGCCGCAGCGGCAAAGTGGAAACCGTTTCCGACAGCAACCTCACGCACGACCACACAGCTGATAGCTGGAGTGCCTTATCCACCGTCACAACCTGACCGCTCGCGGACGTACCGAACCATTCCTGCCAGAACGCTTTGTCGTTCAAGCCTACGGGCACGCCGAGCCAGCTCTGCAGGGCCGACCTGACCCGCCCGGGCTTCTTTTCGCGCGCCATTAAATGCCTACCATGATTGGGTTTTCGTAGAAGCCGCTGGTATCAGGCTCACCGGCGTTTGCCAGTACCCGACCTATGGCCATGATCAGCGCAACTGCGCCGTCGATCTTGTTGTCGTCGCCCTGTTTTATCGGCCTGACTACGTCGTCGTTACCCGGCAATAACTTGCCGATGACGTTGGCGATACACCAGGTCATGATTGGGTTCCCGTCGTGGTGGAACCGGCCGGCGGTAATCGCCGCCTCCAGCTCCTTCATCGGGTCGCTCATGTTGGTGTAGTTCTGGGTGATGGTTACGGGGTTGAGCCCTTCGTCATCAAGGTCGTGAGAAAGCCCAGTTGCCCCGTGGGGGTCGATTGGGCATTCCCGGACAGGCGCGAGATGATTCGCTTCTTTGGCCTCGGCAAGAATCTCGCGGTAATCCACCTCGGCGCCGTCGGTCGTGAGCAGGTGCCCGGTGTTGATCCAGGCTTGGAACCGCTCAGCCATCCGCCTGTTGTCGGTGTCGTTGGCTGTATCCTCGGGCACCCAGAACTTCGGCGCGATCGAGTAGTAATGCGTCTTGCCGTCGATGACGCGCCAGAACAGACGCGCCATGGAGTTCATATCAAGTTTGCGCGCCAGGTCGAAGCCGAGGATGCATTCCTGCCCTTCGAACATCTCCAGGGTCAGCGTTTTGTCTTCACATGACCGCCAGGTTTCGACGTTGAAGAAGCCCGCCTTCGCACTCACCCACAGGTTGAGGTGCTTGGTTTTGAATGTGTTGGTAAATCTGGCCGAGCGAATTGCGCGGGCCAACTGGCTTTCCAGGTATTCCTGGAACACCGAGACGCCCATGCATGGGTTGGCCTTGGCAAGGTTCTTCGGGTCGGTCCAATCGTCGCCTTCATCCAGGGTCCAGATGTAGCCGAACAACTCGGGGTCGGGCACCGTGCCGTTGAGCATTTCCAGAACTTGCCGGCGCTTGTCATAGCAAGGCCCTTCGATATTCGCGCCGGCGGTGGTGATGATGAACATCAGCGGCTGCCGACGGGCACCCATACCGGTCAACATCGTGTCGTATTGGGCGGCACTGTCGTGTTCGTGAAACTCGTCGATGATCGCGCAGGAGGGCGACGCACCGTCGCCCGGGTTGCCGATCAACGGCTCGAAGCGACTGCAATCCGACGGGATGTTCATGTTCGAGGCGTTGACCTCGATACCGGCCGCCTCAATCAACATCGGTGAGCGTATGACCATCAAGCGCGCCGGGCGGAACACCTCCCAGGCCTGCTTCTCGGTGGTCGCACCGGAATAGACTTCGGCGCCGAACTCGTTGTCGGCAACGAACATGCCGATGCCCACGCCTGCGGCGATAACACTCTTTCCGTTCTTCCGAGGGACTTCCCAATAGCTTTCCCGGAACCGACGGTAACCGCCCTTCTTCTTTACCCACCCGAAGGTGCACGCCAGGCCGAACAACTGCCACGGCTCAAGGGTGATGAGTTGCCGCTTGAACGCCCATTCGCCCTTCGTGTGTGGCAAAAGCTGCATCAGCTTTAGCTTTTTCTCGGCTTTCTTCGGGTCGAACTTGTACGGAAACGACTTGAGTCGGCTCGCGGCAACGTCGTCGAAGTGCCTCTGGATCGATTGATGGATGTACCGGCAAGCCGGAAACTTGCCTTTCAAAACGGTTCTAGCCCAAGCCATCGCCTTGTCGACGTTGGGGTGAGCGGTTTTGGCCATCAGCTTCTCAGTAGGTTGGCGAACTCGTTGGTTGAGGTTTGCTTGTTTCCGCCAATGATTCGGGTTCGGCTGGAGGGATCCAGGCCGAGCAATGATCCGAATGTCACCAGTTGGCGCATCGATTCGTTCGCGGCGGTGAGCGCCGGGTTCTTCATTGGGCTCCCCCGTGAAGACTCGACGACAATTCCGAACTTCTGGACGGCCTCTTCAGCCATCCGCCACTTGTCATAGGCGGTGCAAAACGCCTCGACATTGTGCAAATCGGTGAGTGCTACGACGTGCTCACGGAGCAATTCGGGAATCAGCATTCGCCACATCGTGGCCGCCCGCTCACTCAGCCACTCCGGCGGGTCGATATCCGTCACCGTGGAAAACTGCGGCTCGGCTGTGTTCAGCGCACGCTTGCCGGGATTTCCGGCGAGTGCTTTTTTGGCCGTTGGCTTGGGTTTGCGACCACGGCCGGCGACCGTGGCGGTGCCCCCCATCGCGCAACTCCTGATTTTTTAATTTCGCGGTCGTGAAAGAAAGGCTGGGCGGACGGTCTAGAAGGCAAAAGCCCTGGACTTTTGACCCTCCCCCGCCCTATGGATGGGAATCTCTCTCATTTAGGCTGTTTCCGGGGCATCAGCGCCTCGGGTTGCCCCAGCCGCCATCCTCACGGGCCGTCTTGCGGCTGTGGCAGCTATGGCACAGCGACTGCCAGTTGTTTCGGTTCCAGAAGATCGTCGCGTCACCCTTGTGGGGCACGATGTGGTCGACCTCTGTGGCGGCAACCACCTCGCCCTGGCGATCATGCTCAGCACACAGTGGGTAGCGAGCGAGGAAGCCCTTGCTCGCCTTCTGCCACTTGTAGGTGTAGAGGCGCTGTGTGCTGCTCTCACGCTTCTTGGCAGCCTGACGCTCTGCCTGTGCCGTGGCTAAGCCGACATGCTCATCGCAGTACCTGGGGTTTCGTGTGAGCGCACGACACCCCAGCGCAGCGCAAGGCTTCTGCGGTCTTGGTGGCATCGATTGTTTCCTGTTTGGGTTGGCTCAGCGGCGTGTCAATCGACCTGAACAATGCGGGCAACGTTGCCACGGGCACGCCAGACAAGAACGGCAGCCAAGGCATAGAAGGCGGTGTTGAACCAGGACGCGTCGGCGAACTCACCTTCCAGCACCATGCGGCCCACCAGGCTTACACACTGCATGCCGGTGACAGCGCATGCAGCCCAAGCGATCAACGATATGGACAGCTTGTAGCGGGAGTTCGGATAAGGGCTGTAGCGCAATCCGATCATGATGAAGATGACTGCACACAGTGCAGCCTGAATGACTGAGGCCATTTAACTCTCCTTCCTTGCCCGAAGGCGGAAGAACCATTGCAGCCAGCGCGGCATCACGCCGCTGTTGATCCACTCCAGTATTCCAGTGGCGACCGCAACGCAGATAGCGCCGCAGACAAACCCACTGAAGCCGGCTGTTTTGGTCCAGGTAAGCCCCAAGAGTTCGGCAGCGCCGAAATAACCGCCGATCCAGCCGGCGAAAAGGTAACCAACGCGGCGCCAGGTAGGCATGGCGTCCGCGAATAGGACGAACAGAAACGATCCGCCAAATGACCCAACCAATGCAGCGAGGTCAATCTCAGGGAAAGCAGCACCCAGGCCGACGCTGGCAACGACACCAGTAACTGCAAGGGCGCCAGTGCTCGGCTCAGCCATGTGCTGCTCCATCAATAAAGGCCAGCGGCCTGGGCAAAGCCCGGAAACGAAAAAGCCCAGCTCGAGGCTGGGCTTTGTTTGTCGTCTCTCATAACGCGCAAGATCGACATGATGGGGCTAATTTATGACCATTCCGCCACTACGTCAAGCGGCGTCTATGAAGATCTCTTCTTTGTCGAAAATCTCCGTCGCATGGACAACCGCGGCTTCTTCCAGCGACTCAAGGCGCTTGGCAATGCCTGTCCTCCACCGACGCCGCGTCGACTCGGGTTTGCCCTCGGTATCCCAGGTGTTCATGTCGTAGAACTCAGCAGGCAGGACGATCATGTCAGTGGATCGCTTGACCGTTTGAACGCCCTTCATCTTTGGGATGGCCCAGGCCGTCAAGGCCTTGTAGACGAACAACTGGGGAGCCGGCGAAACCATCCGCGCGACCAGGCGCCCGATGGCTGCCACCTTGTTGGCCTTGTGGGTCGAATACTTGGCCACCAACACATCCCACTGCGCTGGATCGAGCTGACGGTGCAGCAGTGCGTAGAGGCAGCAGTCGTAATCGAATTTATCCCGGGGCGATAGCGAGCTGCCATTGCCGCCCTTCCGGATTTCGGCGTCGATCAACTTCTGCCAGGACTGCTTTGTGCTGTTGTCGATATTGTCGGCGGCCAGCACCCGAACGAGCGTGCTCATCACGTCTTTATAGGCGCCCATGTCAATCCCCCTTATAGGACGAGCGGCCTGGGCCGCGGTTATTGCTCTGTTGGTATTCATCAACGATGCAGCGCGCTGGGTTCTTGCCGACCACCACCTGCCGACGCTCCCGGCGAATCAGCATCCCCAACTGAATAACCAGTTCCTCTATCAGCAGGGGCTCAAGGGTTTCGGCATGGACAAACCCCGAAGAGTGGCAGCCGATGCACTCCAGCTGATGAAACACACCCTGAATCAACCCAGCGCCATGACAAGACGGGCATTCCGTCATCGGGATCAAGCGGCGCACAAAGTCAGGACGGCGGGACGTCTTCATACCGCCTCCAGCAACTGGCGGTGCAGCTCATGAACGTTGACGCCCTGGGCGCGGTTGTTGGCGATCTGGATCTCGAAGCCGTCCTTCATGGTGATGACCAGGTGATCGTTCTGGTTGTAGTTGGCCAGGCGAATCGACGCCACGAAGGAAGGGTTCACGGCGAGGCCGGTGGTCGGATCGAGCAAAATCATCATTTTGAAACCTCGCCTATGGTTGTTTCTTGAATGGCCTCGCAGGCCTTATGTTCTGCGGCTTCCAGGCCATTATCAGAATCTCCCGTTCTAACGCCGGTCAATCCGTGAATCTGATCGAACCCACGCTGATCTAGATGCGCGTGCCACTTCTCCAAGGCATCGCGCTTGCGGCTCATCACGTCGGATTGGATGTAAACCTTCACGTTGTGGCCCATGGCGTGGTTGATCAGCAGTTCGCCGATCAGGTGGTCGATACCGATGTCTGCCCATCCTGTGCGGGCCACCTTGCGCAGGTCGTGACTGGTCCACTCGCCCTGCCCCAATCGGGTGAACACGGCACTGGCCTGGCCTTCGCTCAAAGCCTTGCGGTTGCGGGCCGGGAACAGGAACTGACCGTCGTAGCCGTTCGCCCACTGGATATCGCGGTAGGACATGAGCAGCTGACGCACCTGGTCGGTCAGTGGCAGGTGATGCTCGACGCCGGTCTTGGTGTTCGCGGCCGGGATGAACCACTCGCGCTCGGCCAGGCTGATGTGTGACCACTGGGCCTGGCGGGTCTCGCCGATACGGGTGCCGTGGCAGAGCATCAGCAGGGCCAGCATGGCGTCTCCCGGCGCACTGACCATGGCCTCTCGCAACAGGGCAAGAAGGTCCTGCAACTGGGTGACGCGCAGCCGTGACGGCTTCACCCCCACCTTGGCCTTGGAGAAGTCGCTGAATTTGACGTCCTTCATCGGATTGGTCGCGATCAGCCGAAGCTTGAACGCCTGGCGGAAGGCCAGGGCCAGCAGCTGGAATGCCGAGCGCACGTAGTCGATACCGATGGCTTCCTGAGCCGGCCACATGAACTGATCGTCCAGCGTGGCTTTGTCGACGGAAGCCAGCGGCACAGCGCCCAGCAGCGGTTTTAGGTGGCATTTGATCAGCGAGGCGCCTGTCTTCTTGCGCTTGCTCGACAGGCTACGGTCACGGGCCATCCGGTCGGCATACCAGTCCAGCAGCTCGCCTACCAGAACCCATTTCGACAGATTGGTACCCTCGCCCGCATCCAGGCGCAGGCGAATTGCCGGGAGCGCTGCCACCACCTGTTTGGTGTTCAGGTCGGGGTAGCTGCCGACCAGGTTCCATTCGCCCTTGGTCACGAGATACCAGGAAGCACGGTCGCGAGCCTTGGTGAAGCGCAGGTACAGGCCACGATTCTCGATGTCGCGCAGGTCGCGCACTCCGCCGGCGGCCTGACGCTTGATCTCGGCATCGGTGATCTTCACCGCGGCGGTGCTCATGCCTTCGGCCTCGGGAAAAGGTTGATTCCGTTGCGATCGGCATGGTCGTAAGCGCTCCGCACGCGATTATGTCGCTCGTTCCAGCGCTCTATCGCGATACGTATGACGTCTGCCACTTCGAACCCACGTAGCGGCTCGGCCATTCCAAGGCTGACGGAGTCGACCCTCGGCCCGGTAGCGCCGCATTCGTGACACCAAACATGGGCCTCGAAGTCTGGCCACTCCTCCGCATCCGGGTCGCAGCGATGATCCTCATCCACCAGATCGCCAGTAAGGTAGTCCTGGGCGGTGATACAGGGCGGCCCTTCACAGAAGGGACAAGGCGCCATCTTGATTTGCTCGATCATGCAGCCACCACTGTGGGAGCCAGCCGAAGGTAGGCCCGGATCTGTTCCATCGCGTCGAAGTGACCGCGGCAAACCACGGCGAGATAGCCCTGCTCGTTCAGCTTGCGAATCCATTTGTGCTGGCTGTCCGAGACGGCCGCAGCGTTAGGCGGTGTCGCCTTGAACTCGATGTACAGCCCGAAGTACCCGCCGCGGGCCATGGTCAGCACCAGATCAGGGACGCCGGCGACCACGCCCTGCCCCTTCAAATCTGCAGCGACTTTCTTCAGCCGGTGGCCACCGTTCGGGACGTGGTAGATCAAGTCGGCGACGTCGGGCATGCGAATTCGCAACTCCGTGATCAATGCGGCCTGCTCGAGTCCTTCGCGGTCGATGCGCTTGGCGCGGATAGGTTTTGGCGCAAATGTCTTCATGCGGCACCCTTCACGGTGAGAATTCCGGCCCTGATCAGGGCTTCATGTGTTTCGGCGATCGCGCGCGGCATGTCCTGCCAATCAACGTCGCCGGCGGCGCGGCCGTCGAGCACGTCATGGCAGGCGCTGCACGCGAAAACGGCGACAGTGTCGAAGCCCTTCATGCCCATGCCCTTTTGCCCACACGGCAGGTGCGCAAGAACCGTGGTCGCTGGATCGAAGTTGCAAGTGCCCGGCAGTCTGACGGTGCAGTCCTGGCCGTTGGCCGAAGCGCGGAGCTTCTTTGAGGTCACGCGCATACCCTTTCCCCCGTTGCGCGATCGATCACTTCAAAGGTGGACGGCCACATCACCTGGCCGAACTTCAGCGCAGCGGATGAATGCTCGAACAGGGCAACGGCGCGATCCGGCTTGTCGGTGAGCTCCCACTTGTAGCCGCAGCAATGCACGGCATAGCGGTAGTCCGCAGGATCTGTGGGAGCGAGACGGGGATCAGCCACGGGCACCTCCCTTGGCGCGCATCGCACGCAATTCAGCCAATGCCGAGTTGCCTACCTCTGGGTTGCGCTCCGACTTCGGCGCGGCCAGCTCAGCGGCAGGAATCGGCCCCAGCGGTTCGCCTTTCCAGATTTTCCGGCACTGGGCCAAGTAATGCCGTTCGAAGCTCGCCAGGCCGAGCTCGCGGGACAGCAACGGCAGGCTGTGAAAGCCAGCGGCCGCCGTGGCGTGATAGACGGCCGGGTGCATCCACTTCGCCGAGGTGCGCATTGCCGGGTGGCAGTTCCGCAGACCCTGGGCGTATGCCTTCTCGACGCTGGGCAAGCCCAGGCCTTCAGGCGCGAAACACCAGCTGACGAAAACACCGGGCGCCGGGACGAATGCGACCTTGCTCGCGCTCAAAACCCGCATGCCGTGGTCGATCTGCTCCATACGGGTGATGCCTGACCGCATGAACTCTCCCAGCCACTCGAGCTTCGCGGCATTCATCACCGCCTCCGTGGACCAGGACTGACGCCAAGCGCCACAAGCACCTCGGAGCCTCAGGAACAAATCATCGATGACGGCCTTGGTGGCCGGGTCTACTTCGGCGACCACTGGATCAGACGGTGGGAGGTAGGTCGCATCGGTCCGGCGGTTCGCGATCAGGTCGCGGACGTGGGTTGCGTTTGTCACAGGCGTACTCCTTTGGCAGTCCAATCGCCGGAACCGTCCATATCTTCGGCAGGCTCGCCGGATTTCACGGCGCGGTCGCGCTTGATCCACTTGGCCAAGCGATGGCACCAACCACCATCCGAGTCGCGGGTTTCGCTCTTGGCGATGAAAAACCCTTTGAACGAACCGACGGCCTCTTCCGTGACGGCGTCGAACTTCAGGCCCATCAGGTGGAGTTGGCTTTCCAGCTGCTTGGCGTTGTAGGTCCACTCGGCGAACATGGAGAAGCGTTGGCGGGGGTCTGCTGGCTGGGACATCGCATCAAGGGCTTGCCGGTCCTGCTGAGCAACCTCATCGGAAAAGTCGCGCTGCTGCAGCTGTTCGGTTACTTGATGGTTAAGTGACGTATTGGGTGCAGATTCTGCACCCCGTTCTGTCTCAGGCTGCACCCCGTTCTGTTGTGAGTTGCACCCCGTTGCGTCATCTGCACCCCGATTTGAACGGGGTGCAGGATTTGCACCCCGCATAAGCTGAAGGTCATACACAACTGGGCGTCGGTCGTGGCGGTCTATATGAACGGCGGCGATGGCCTGATTGCCCTTTTTGATCAAGCCCGCATCCTCCAGGGCGTCCAGCTTGTAACGCACGGTACGTTCGGACAGTCCGGTGTCCTGGGCCAGGGTAGACGCAGACGGGAAGGCCCCGGAACCGTTCGAGCCGGCATAGTTGGCAAGGCACAACAGCACGTGCCGCGCGCTGGAATCCTTCAGGGCTTGGGTGGGCAGTGACAGCGCCCAGGACATTGCTTGAACGCTCACAGCGAAGCTCCGATATTCTTCTCGGCCAGGTAGGCAAGGCCTTTCGGGGTGACGAGGGGTTGAAAGGCGGCGCGATCGGCGCCGGTTTCTGGGTCGCTCTTCAGCGCGGTGACCTTGTGGACCAGATAGCCCGAAGTGATGCGCGGTTGATAAGCGGTCCAACGCTTTGAGCTGCCCCGGTGGAAAATCCAACGGTTCTTTTCCATCCACTGGAACAGCTTCGTCGGGGGGATCTGGAGTTGTTTGGCGGCATCGCTAATGCAGATCGCACCAGAGGCCGAGGCCAGGCGCTTGATGGCCGCAACCTTTGGTTCCTGATCCAGGATTACCAACCGAAGGGATTGGTTCTCGCGGGCCTGGTCCGCAGCCACCTGCAGTGCCTCGGCATAATTCGCTGGGATCTGGAACTGGTCCGCCCTCTCTTCCAGCTCCTGCCAGCGATCAATGATCCTCGCGCGCAGCTCGACGCTGTACCCCGAAACCACCACAAGGGTGTCGCGCTGGGAGAGAAGGAACTCGCGGTAGACCTGGCCGTTCTGCGGGTGGGCATAGGGGGTGTCGTTTGAAGAAACGACACCCTTCGCGACGTAAGCCCGGATGGTTTTCAGAACGTTGTCATGGCTGCTGCCGGTCAGTTCGGCAATCTCGCGGGATGACATCGTGTGTCGCGACACGTTTTGCGATTGGCTTAAAAGTGTCGCGACATGGCGGGTATTGCCTGGAGCGGTGTTGATGTTCATAATGGCCCCACATTGTTTTGCCAGTTGTTTAAAGAACCGCCCTGCCAGGCGGTTTTTTTATGCCTTCGATTCAGGCGACCTTTACCGATGCTTTCAGCTGTGCCAGTGCTTCTTCCGCCTGGCCTATCTCTTTCAAGATCCGGGCACGCTCTATCTGGTCGACCCGACCATCAGCCATTGCCGTGTGCGTCTCGACGGTAACCTCTGCGAACTCCAGCGTTGCGCGGCCAAGCGCTTCATGAATTCCCAGCGCAACCGGCTGGTCCTGCTTCACGATCGAGTATCCGAACTCGCCAGCCAGCGCAGCCAGAGGACGCATGTCTTGCGTATGCAGAAGCAACGCGTACAAATGCTTCGCGTTAAACCAAGCGCCGTCGTAGTTGGCGTTCGCCCGCTGGAGCAGGCTAACCGGCGGCATGTTCATCAGCGTGGCGAGCTCCTTGGTATTAGCTTCATCAACCACGTCGTCGCAGGCCTTCAGAAAATCTTGCATCCGTAAAACCTCAGTCTTGTTTATGTGGCTGCGTGCCATCAGTCGTTGCAAAATGTTTCTCGTCGGGATTAAGCGGACTGCTTGACCGGTTGAGACGGTTCGTCTTCAAGCTTCGCGATCAATACTCCACCAGATTCTTTCTCGAGAACGCACTGCATCGGGTAGGAGAAACCACCCGCTGTACGGCACTGCGATACGCGACTACCGGTTACGCGTAGCGCCTCGCCAATCGCGCGGCCAGTGCGGTAATGCTTCAGGGCTTCGTCGTAGGTCATGGATTGACTCCTGTGTCTTCGGCGAGTTTAGAGTTCTTAACACTACAAGGCAAGTTATCTAAACAGTGAAATGTTTAGAATCCTAAATATGGAATTCAAAGACCGCGTTACCGCGCGCATGAGGCAGCTGAACCTCAGCGCGACAGACATCAGCAAATTGACAGGCGTATCCAAGGCGACCGTTAGCTTTTGGGTGTCCGGTACCAATGGGGCCAAAGGAAAGAACCTTCTTGCGCTGGCAAAAGCGTTGGAGTGCTCCCCTGATTGGCTTTCAGAAGGAACAGGCTCGCCAAGTGATGTGGGATCGCCGGATGGGCCCAAGGCCGGGTCAACCAGCGCAGAGCTGGTGGCTCACATGCTAGCGACCAAGGCCGGTAAGAACTTGTCAGCAAAGGCTCGCGAGATGGTCCTTGCGGCAGCAGCAGAGGCCGATAGTCCCGCTACAAATGTCCAGCAGCACCTGCCGGGTCACTACGCGTCGCTACGCCCAACCAATGAGGAAATTCTGATTCCTCAGTACGACATCCGTGCCGCCATGGGCCATGGCCAGGTTCCTCCCGACTACACCGAAGTGGTGCGGAACCTGGTGGTGCGCGAGGAGATCCTGCGGGAGAAAGGCGTTACTTACACCTCCAGCACGGCGTTGGCGATGATCAACGGCTGGGGCCAAAGCATGGAGGGCACGATCAATGACAAGGACTTGGTCATCGTCGATAAGGGCATCAAGGACTTTGTTGGAGACGGGATCTATGTCCTAACCTGGCACCAGGAGCTCTATATCAAGCGGATGATGCGCCTGGATGAAGATCACTATCGGCTGATATCAGACAATCAGCATTACGAGAATCAGACCGCCAGGATCGACGACGTGACGATACACGCAAAAGTCCTATTCATTTGGAATGGACGTAAAGCGTGACGCGGCGATCGCGCCTATCAAGCCCGGCCAAGCGCCGGGCTTTTCTTTGCTCTCAGAATGGGGCGACCTCCTCCACTGACAAAAACTCATCGTGGACTTCCACCTGATGGTCGTTTTCTGATGAGGCCTCCCACTTGAGGGTCACTGACTCGTCCTCGTCGTTGAACGTCATTTCAATCCCATCCGTCTCGGACAGCAACCCGATCACCTCGTCCCACTCTCGATCACCATCTGTGTCTAACCGATGGATCGTGACCCACCTCTGCTCCTGTGCGATTGGGTGATTAATCATCGACGAGACCCGCAAACCCAGCCGCTCTATACCACTCATTTCCTGTCGTTCTGACGGTTTCGCCTGCTTCTTTGCCATTAGCTACCCTCCGCTTGAATGCTGTATATCCGTACAGATTTTTGCGCAGCATAGCCTGTAGTTTCTTAAACCGTAAGTCTTGACTTGAGGATTTCTTACCGGTATCCGATCGATCTTTTTGTTAAGTTATCTAAAATAATTATTGACTCTGCTTGTTTAGTTTTCTAAATTGAACTCATCGCAGCGACACACCGCAGCGAAGGGGAGCTACCAGCTCCGCCACACGACTGGTGAAGCCGCCAGATAGCACGGGATCAGCGAATTGATCTCCCAGCCCCCTGCCGGGGATCGACTGGAACCAAGCTCTTTAAGCAAGACGGCCAGCATCACTTCTGCACCTTGGCGACAGGGTGCAGCGGGATGACAACCGAGGATCAGATGATGGGATTGGATATATCGGCATACAGCAAACTGGTCGAAGCGCCTGACGCAGAACGTGACGACGACGGCGAAATCGTGGATTACGACAACATCCGCGAGTTCTATGACAACCCGGACTTCCCGGGGCGCATCGATGGCATCAAGCCGAAAACGGCTTACCGCCTTGGTGATGATGGAACTGAATTCCGAGCTGGCAGCTATGGCGGTTATAACCATTGGCGGAATGAGCTTGCTCAGATGGCTGGGTACGCTCTCACCAAGTACAAATCACATTGCGGAGACGCAGAAGGCTATGACGGTGGGGCCTGGGCTGCTGGTTCAGGGCCGTTTTATGAACAGATCCAATTCTCAGATTGCGACGGAACGATCGGGCCTGTCGTGAGCGCCAAGCTCGCCAAGGATTACGCGGATCATGCAGCCAAGGCTGAACAGATCGGCGGCAGGTTCTGGGACCTGTACCAAGAGTGGCAACAGGCATTTACCCTCGCCGCTGATAACGGCGCCGTCGTATTTCACTGAACAACCAGCGCCACGACAGCCTGTCGTTAACTGCCCGAGCACCTCGCAAGAGGACGCATCGGCAGGTGCCTGGCCAGCATTCACGGCTGGGTTTGGTCACCCGCGCCAGGCATCTGACCAATGCGGACGAATCCCGGCCCCGCGCCGGCCACCTGCAGACCCCGGAGAACACCATGCTCCAAATCTTCCTGATCGGCGCAGCGCTCAGCCATGCGCGGCCAGAACCGCCTCGTGAAAGCGGACTGCCAACCGATCCACTGCGCGTCCACCGCGAGCGCTGGCGATGTACCAGCGGGGCCGCAGTGTTCTGGCACTAACGGTCCCGCCCCAAACTGACTGTAAGCAAAACCACTGCATCGAAAAGGCCTTTCTGTCGAGTTGGGCCTTTTCATTCTGCCTTTATCCGTCAGCACTCTCCCCTGCGCCCAACGGCAACCGGCAGGCGGCCCGAGTGCTGACGAATGAACGCAACCCCACACCGAGGGATATGTCATGCACCAAGCAATGCAAGCCCGCGTCGAAGGCAATATCGCGCTTCAAATCCGGGCCACAGCGGCAGCCGCCGAGTTCTACGCGATGATCGGCAAGCCCGTGCCACCCAGCAAGATTCGCTACCAGGTCATCACCAAGGGCAACGCCTATCACATCGTTGAGCGCTCCACTGGCTTGACCAAGGGCTTCCGATGGACCTGGACGGCAGCCATCAACTTCGCCCAGGTGCTCGAAGCGCGGGCCGACGGCGTCAAGGTCACGCTGCAGGGTGCCCCGCAATGATCGGCGAGCCAATGCCCAACCCGCGGGATGCAATCGTCCAGGACCTGAACCAGAAGATGGAACAGTTCTTCGGCAGCGGAAAAACGATCCAGGAAATCGCGAGCGGTGTCAGCGCCGAGGTTCCTTTCATCGGCACCACCGGCCACCACAACAAGCTGCGCGTCCAGCGCGACAAGATCGCCCCGCAGGTGCGAGGGTTGGCCGAGGCCGGCAAGACGGCCTCACAGGTCGCCGTTGAGCTGAAGATGCACGTCAAGCGCGTGCAACTGATCGGCCGTGAGAACGGGTTCAAGTTCGCCGAGCCGTCATGAGGCGAGTCAACAACCAGGTCAGGCAGCGCCGGCGTCAATCGCAATTCAACCTACCACCCAGTGGCCTAAAGGCCGTTCCGGAGCAAAAGCAATGTCCACACCAACCGATACCGCCGAGTTCCTCGAAGAGCTGAACGGCGGCGCCTTCGCCAGCCAGATCGGGCACGCCCTTTCCGAAGTTGCAGCCGGGGTCGTTGACCATGGCAAGGCGGGGAAGCTGGTTATCACCTTGGACTTCAGCCAGATCGGTGAATCCAGTCAGGTCAAGATCAAGCACAAGCTCGACTACAAGGTGCCGACAAAGCGCGGTACCCGCAGCGAGAACACCAGCCTGGACACGCCGATGCACGTCGGCTCCGGCGGCAAGATCACCCTCTTCGCGGAAAAGCATGA